CCCTCCTTTTATTATTTTGAAAGGGAACCAAGGTTCCCTTTAGATCCCTCCTTTTATTATTTTGAAAGGGAACCAAGGTTCCCTTTAGATCCCTCCTTTTATTATTTTTAAAGGGAACCAAGGTTCCCTTTAGATCCCTCCTTTTTAACAAAAATAACAGCAGTATCCACCGGGAACCCAGAATAATTGTGTGGGTTTTCTGAATTTATTTGTTGTTACGAAAACTGGTAAGGAACGGTTATACCCGAAGGGAGGGAAAGGGTTTTAGGGGCTTGAATCCAGCAAAGCTGGATTCTGAAGACCGGTGGTTCCCCCTACGTTATACCAGCTTTTATAATTTGTATATTATAGGTAAATGACGACTTTGATCTGTATTTGCTCAAAATATCCCAATCCATTATTACATGACTGTATTGACTCATTGTATAAAAATCAGATTAAAAATGACACAAATTATAAAATATGTGTTATCGATAGCGATAGTAGCGATTTTTCTTTTTATGAAAAAGTGAAAACGTCTTTTCCTGAAGTGGACCTTATGTTTGTAAAAAATACGGGTTATGAATACGGAGCTTGGAAAAAAGCATATGAAAAATGTCCAAATTTTGATAATTATTTTTGTATTCAAGATAGTGTTATTTGGACGCATCAAATAGATCTTAGTTATTTAGATGATAAACATGTGTTTACATTTTATCATAACAGTGGTTATTATCATCATCAAGATTTTAAAGAAAGAGACAGAGAATATTTAAAAAATTTAGGTCTAAACTACGATTCTGTAATTGATGAAAATTTTACATTAGCACAACACACTTCTTTTATAATTAACAATAATATTATTTCAAATATTTTGAAGACGTTTCCGATAATTCCTACCGACAAAAAATGGTCTTGTTCTTATGAAAGACTTATGGGATTATATTTTATAATTAATAATATTAATACTTTCGACGTAAGTCAATATTCAGTTAAAGCGAGTTTGCATAGACAATAAAATTCATTTTATTTTGTGATATGAAAGTAATTTGTATAATAAAATTGTTATGTATAAAAAGAACCCTGCATTAAAAAACGTCATAAGTGTTTCACTCGTGTTCATCCTTAATAAAACAAAATAGGTAAATAACATCATGGAAAATATATAAACAAAAATTGGTTTCAAAAAATTATGCCGTTGTAAAACGACAAAACCGGCCAAAATCATCGCCAAAAGAACATAATAAATACAATATTGGGCCCAGGTTTTGTTATTGAATAAAACTGTTGCATATTCATCCGTTACCGAAACATTTGTTCCGGCTACATAATTCGGATCTTTATATTTTTTGACGAAATAAGATATGAAACATTCACCTTTCAACAAGATATAACTATATAAAAGTGAAAACATGAGTAAAATATAAACGAAATCATAATAATAGTTTTTTTTTATAAAAAAAGGATAATTTACGATCAATAGGGTCAATATGACATGGAACAGATTTATGTAATAAAGGGGAACCGGAGATTCCCCCTTTGACCCCCTCCCGTCCTCCAATTTATTTATTTCAATTGAATAAAAATCCATTATTATATAATAACATCTATATTATAATGGACGAATCAGAAGATCCCAAGCCTTCTCAAAATCCCTTATCCGAAGAATCGGATAACGTTCTTCCGCTACGCCAAATGCCTCCGCGGAATTCACAATCCATCGATAAACTAACCATGGAACTTTTATTAAATAAAACACATTACGCCAAGTATTTATCCAAGACAGATCCTCAACGACATAACGAATACCAAGAGTTTTTAGGGAAATTATCGACATATCGCGAGGATATTTTAACGATGACCGAAACTCTTTTGGTGAACCCGAAAAAGATGTATACAAATGAAGTCGGACAAGCATTCGATAATTATGTTCAGACCTTGATCAAATACTTGGAAATCGAGGAAATGAACAAAGAATCCGATAATGGAAATGATGATCCGGATACTTTATTTGCACCCACCTTGATGAATAAGCCCGCACCTAAGTTTGAATCAGGAAAATTCAAGGCTTTTGAAAGAATAATTCCAAGGGTCGGCGAATTGAAAAATGAAGTGCGGGTAACAGAATCCACGATGGATTTCTTTTTGAAATCTTCGCGTAAATGATTATTTTATCGGTATATGTTAGATTAGATGCCAAAAAGAGGTAGAACCGAAGAAACACTTAATGTTGAAAAAAAAAGGAAGGGTCCGGGTCCCCCCACTGTCACTATAAATGGAATAGTATACGTTAAACAACAAATATGTGATGAAACAATAGATCTTATAAAAGAAAAAAAACCCGATGGTATAACTTTTCCGTATACACCCAAAAATGATTCATCATATACCGTAGATTGTAGGATTAAAGACAACCATAATCCGAGAGAAGCGGGTACGTCTAGTGTAATATGTAAATTGTCTTATAAAAAACTTTTACGTGTTACTACCAACGAATCAACATTTGATGACGAATTGAATGGCTTAATAATACAATATTGTCTAAGTGATAGTGAATATGTTTGTAAAGTTTACGAATTTGGTTATTTATTAGATACAGAGCACGGTAAAAAATTACATGTATATGCCATTCTTGAATATTTACCGATTCATTTTAATGGTCATTTATATCGTGATAGATCTGTAAAGCCTCAAATAAAAAAATTATTAGAAGCTATTGATTTTTTTTATTCAAACAAAGTTTCCCATTTAGATATTAAACCACAAAATATTGGGTTTAATTATAATGGTCAATTAAAAATTTTTGATTTTGGGTTTGCTGTAATTAATCGCGACGAATCCTTTTTTCATCAAGTTTGTAATTTTGCGAAAGGCGACTGGAATGGAACATACGACTATACAGATCCATACTATTTGTCTTATTGCACATCTAGTAATATATCAGATGTATATTCAGCCGGTGTTATTATATTTAATACATTTTTTCACCTTGAGCGTGGATGGGGTGACGTTCAGATTGTAGATAATTATTGGAAATCGTTATTTTTTATATGCAGTCCAGGTAACCCTTTTATAGAATGTTACCGATGGAATACATTTTTTGTCCGTCGAGACATGACAGATCACCCAGACATTGATACTCCCGAAAAACTAGAATCATTAAAAAGTCTACTTTACAGAATGTTACAACCAAATCCAAAATTTAGAATAACAGCAGCGGAGGCATTACGTCATCCTTGGTTGAATGAACATAGCTCTCGCACTTCAAGTAGTGCACATATTAGTACACCTATTCGTAGACGTATTGGTACACGTAAGAAAACATTTCACTATGGGAGAATCGTTACACGTAGTAGAATTGGTACACGTAGCAAAAGTTACACACCCAATAAACGTGGTAAAAATAAGATAAAGAGAACAATGTACAATAGATAAATGTCCGATGGAAATACAATCATTTCGTCTTTACTAGAAAATTTATCGCCAGAAAAACCTTTCTCGATCGTCCGCTGTGGAATGGGTGCCGAAACCGTATTTGCTTATTCATATGATTCCAAGGATCCCGCTGATTTTGATAAAAAACGACCAGGTGTTGTTGAATACCTACATAATAACGCGGGAATCTATTTCCATCCCAAATATCGCGGTGCGGATCGACATGATTTTGTTCAACATTATAGAATGGCCATACAATCGTGTGATTATATGGCGGTTTGGTATGACACATGGGTTCATAAGATCGAGAAAGATTTCATTCAATCATTTGGCCTAGGAGAGAAACATTTTAGTGCATCTTATCTTGAGCCTTATTTTCAGAATGAACCATGGACTCAGTACCTTGCTGGAAAACGCGTGTTAGTGATACATCCTTTTTCTATATCAATCGAACGCCAATATCTCAATTATAGAACCCAATTGTTTCGAAATGAAAAAGTGCTACCCGAATTCGAATTGATTACATTTTCACCATGTAATACATCAGCTGGAAATAGGATCGGTAACAGCTGGTTTCATAATTTTCAAGATATGTGTAAAAGAATTGACTCAATTGAATTTGACGTCGCTCTAATAGCATGTGGTGGTTATGGGTTACCTTTGGTTAATTATATTAAACATACGAAACGTCGATCGGCAATTTATATGGGTGGATCTCTACAGATTCTATTTGGAATTAAGGGTAAACGTTGGGACCAAATCCCTGAATTTAACCAACTTTATAATAGTAGCTGGGTGAGACCTTTAGATCAAGAGAAGATTCGAGGATATGAGAAAATAGAAGAGGGATGCTACTTTTAGCCAGGGGAACCTACGACTCTATACTAGCGTAAAGACAATCAAAAAAATATATTCATCGATTTATATGGATCAAAACACAATTTGGATAACATTGTTTTTTTTGTTGGCAATAATATTATTCGCCATTTATAAATATTCCGGCAAAACGGATAGAAACGGTAAATACTTATATGAGAATGATTGGAGAGATATCATAAATCCATCCCGTTATTTCAAAAATGATCATGTAGATGGGGTTGAAATTGTCGATCTTCCATCCACACATTTACTTGCCGGCCAGAAAGGTTTATTTGCCACAAGAGACTTTCATCAATATGATATTCTTGGAGAATACACGGGACGAATTGTAAAATACGATGACGTAGATAATAGTAATTTATACATTTTTACCTTAGTGGATGATATTATTGTTGATGCGGATACTTATGGCAATGAACTAAAATATGTAAATAGTCATATAAACATAGCGGACGCTCCCAACTTAACTTCAAATCAATGTTACATTGATGGTAAACCGAAAGTATTATTTATATGTAATAGAGATATAGCCGCCGGAGAAGAACTATTACTAGATTATGGTGATGCTTATAATGAAGCACATATTCTATTAGGGGGAACCCACGGTTCCCCCTAAAACCCCTTCCCCCTTCGGGTAGTTTAATTTCTTACCTGTTTACCTGACACGATTATTTAATAAAAATATAATTAATTTTCCTGGGTCCACAGTGGATAATATCACTTTTTTTATCTCCACATAATATAACTTATTTGAAACAAGTTATACCATGTATTCACGTATTCAGAAAGCTAAAATGGTGAAAGCACGCCGAACCATAAAAAAAATGAACTGTAGTCCCGCTGTAAAAGGTCGAACTGCTCATTTCGACACTTGTTACACACCCGATGCTTTAATCAAAATCAAAAATGCATATAATAAGGGGAAACCTCGTGATCAACGCATTTTAACAAAGAATCCGCATAAAATATGGAAGGAGTTACGCGACCGGCTAACCCAATGCTCTTCCGAAGATTGCTGGTTGAAAGAGGTAAAAGATCCCAGAGTACGTAGTCAGTTAGATGATCTCATTTTTGCACCCGATAAACCCGATGAATGGAAAAAGAATCCCACAGAATGGCTTTCTAATTTCGATATTGCGAATGTATTAAAACAATACCAAATTACACACCGCGAATTCAAGCTTTTAGGACCATCATCGATAGATTATGATACAAAATTGCCCGAAGAAAACGGTAAATGTGTATGGGAAGATTTATGTAGACTTTCTTTAAGAGACTTACAGAAACATGGCAAGACAAAACTCGGGATCGTATTTAATTTAGACACACATGACAAACCCGGATCTCATTGGGTATCTATGTTCGTCGACTTGGAACATGCTATTATTTTTTATTATGATAGTGCGTTGAATCCTACGCCGCCGGAAATAATTAGACTCAAAGATGAGATTGTTAACCAAGGTTTGAGTCTGAGTCCACCCATTCGATTCAAGTTCATTAAAAATCGTCATTCTCACCAGCGTACGAATACGGAATGTGGTATGTATTCTCTCTTTTTTCATATTACTATGTTGAC